TTAAAGAATGTTAAAATAAAACAGGCAATCGAGCCGATACTTGAAAACATGAGTAGCGACCGCATGGCCACAGCTACAGAGGTAATGGAATATCTTACTTCCGTAATGCGTGGCGATTCTACAGCAGAGATAGTTGTAGTCGAAGGACTTGGAGACGGCTGTTCCGAAGCTAGGCGATTTAAAAAGGCACCGGACGAAAAAGAAAGACTGAGGGCTGCTGAATTGCTTGGAAAGCGGTTCGGCTTGTTCAAGGATAAAGTTGAGGTATCCGGACTTGAAGCTGAGCAGTCTAAGCTGGACAGCCTTATTAGCCAGTTAGGCGCAGGGGATGATTCATGAGTGGAGAACAGCTCCTCCTATCGGACAAGTACAAGGCCTTCCTCCGGTGCAATGCTTCCGTAGAGTTCCTTGAGGGCACTACGAGTGCGGGAAAGACGACTGTAGGCTTGTTTAAGTTCATGCTTAAGGTTGCAAGCAGTAAGAAGAAGCTCCACATCATAGCGGCAAAGGATACCGGTACAGCAGAAAAGAATATCATCAATAAGGACTTAGGCATTGTGGACGACTTCGGTGCACTTGTTGAGTACAACGGTAATGGTACCAGCGAAGACAAAATACCGCACATCCTTTTCCATGCAAGCGGAGGGGATAAGACGGTATATGTTTTAGGTTATGGTGATAAAAAGAAGTGGCAGAAAGCTTTAGGAGGACAGTACGGATGTCTTTACATAGACGAGATAAACACGGCGGATATAGACTTCGTCCGTGAGGCGGCCATGCGTTGCGATTACATGATGGGAACTTTGAATCCCGACGATCCTTCGCTTCCTGTCTATTTCGAGTATGTGGACCATGCAAGGCCTCTTCCAGAGTGGGAAAGCGAAACGCCGAAAGAAATAAGAGAATGCTTAGTGAAAGAACCGAAGCCCGGCTGGGTGCACTGGTTCTTTTCTTTTTCCCATAACCTGGGGCTACCTAAAGAAAAACTTGAGCAGATTCTTAGGAACACGCCTAGAGGCACGAAGATATGGAAAAATAAGATTGAGGGTTTGCGCGGTAGATCTACAGGCCTTGTCTTCTCTAACTTTGATGAGAAGACTCACGTACTAAGCAGACAGGAGATTGCAAAGATACCGCACAGTATCAATCCTTTTGTGAAGTTTACCGCGGGACTGGATACTTCCTATTCCTCTCATTCCGAGGACACTATAGCCATGATGTTCATAGGCATTACCAAGGACAAGCGCTGCATAGTGCTAAGAGAACGTGTATATAACAACAGGGATAGGCAGGAGCCATTAGCACCATCGGACACAGCTGTAAAGTTCATAGCCTTCTTGGAATCCTGTAGAAAGGACTACGGCTTTGCGAGAGACGTGTTCATTGATTCAGCAGACCAGGCGACCATTACAGAGCTTAATAAGCTTAAGCGTAACCACGGAAGCCTTTACACCTTTGTAAACAGCTACAAGAAAGTAAGTATCATTGACCGTATTAACTTCCAGCTAGGCTGGCTTGCGGAAGGGAAGTATTTAGTATCTGAGGATTGCACAGAGCACATCAGAGAGTTGAACAGCTATTCTTGGGAGGAAAATAAAGACATTCCTGAGGACGGACACGACCACACGATAAACGCCGCACAACATGCTTAGATACCGTTTAGAAAGCTGATTGGAGAGATAAACAGTGGGATGGATAAAGAGTATGACAGATAAGTTTAAAAAAGGATTACAGAACTGGCTGCAGATTCAGCCTGCAAGCCCCTATCATGTTTCGATTCAAAGCTACTTGGATTTTGAGACTGCTGCCATTCGAAACAAAATATGGTACAGAGCCGACGGAAACGAACTGGAACAGCTGTATCAGCAGTGCCGAATGCTAAACGATGCACAGAAGTTTTGGGGCGCAAAGCCTACAGCGGGCATGGAGATTCGGAAAATCCATACGGGGCTTCCCGGATTAATCGTAAAAATGCTTAGTGCTATCGTTCTTCCGGACATGAATGCTTTCGAGTTTGACAGCGATATCCAGAAGAACCTTTGGGAGGATATCGAAGAAGAGAACCACTTTGAAGCTTTGATGGATACCTGTCTAAAGGACACCCTTGTAGTCGGTGACGGTGCTTTCCGTATTGTGCTGGATCCGGCAGAAAGCGCACATCCGATTATCGAATGGGTACCGGGGGAGCGCGTAGAGTTCGTCTATCGTTACGGCAGATTGAAAGAAGTTATCTTCAAGATTCCATGGGATAAAGGCGATGTGCTGCACGCACACTACGGTAGGGGTTATATCCGGCACAAGCTGTACAGGAATGAACAGGAATATCCTTTGCCAAAAGACGTGCAAGATTGGACCTTTGACGAAAGCCTGATGATGGCTGTACCCTTTAAGATTTACGAGAACGCGAAGTATGAAGGAAGAGGCTCTTCCATCTATGACGGAAAGCTGGATTCCTTTGATGCCTTAGATGAAGCATGGAGCCAGTGGATGGATGCTTTGAGGGCAGGGCGGTCTAAGACCTATGTTCCTGAAAGTTTTATCCCGAGAGACCCGAATAACGGAATGCTTTTAAAGCCTAACGCCTTTGACAATCGATTCATTGCCGGAGCGGATGATATATCCGAGGGAGCGAAGAATGTCATTACGGTAACGCAGCCTAATATCCCTCATGACAGCTATATGGCTTCTTACATCACTGCCTTAGACCTTTGCTTGCAAGGAATTATCAGCCCCTCTACTTTGGGGATTGATACCAAGAAGCTGGACAATGCAGAGGCACAGCGGGAGAAGGAGAAGACCACACTATACACCAGAGCAAGCATTGTAAAGGCCATTCAAGAGCAGATACCGAAGCTTATCCAGCAGTGTATCAATGCGGAGAAAGTCCTTCGAGGAGAAAGCATTGAAGAAGTCAAGGTTGATATTCCCTTTGGCGAATATGCAAACCCCTCATTTGAGAGTCAAGTAGAAACGCTGGCCAAGGCAAGACCTGGGGTTGCCATGATGAGTATTGAAGCACAGATTGAAGAGCTGTATGGCGATACCAAGGACGATGAGTGGAAGAAAGAAGAAGTTGCAAGGCTAAAAGAGGAGCAAGGCATTTCCAGCGTAGAGGAGCCGGACTTTTCAGTAGAGGAGGGAATAGATGGTAGTCCAAGTATTAAACCACAGCTACAAAATGAGCCCGGAGGAATACAAGCAGATGCTTAAGCTGGCATCTGAGCAAGTGCCCTTCGGTGTGTATGCTTTGGAAAAAGACGGCATGGCAGAGCTTAGAAAGGACGACTGCAAGAGTAAGGGTAAACTGAAAGAACTAATCAGGGCTTACCGCTTGCAAGGCTTTAAGGTGCATCAGAATGGCGTATGACATCGGAGAAGCCCTCGATAGAATCGAGGAAGAACTCATTGCTTCCATGATTCGCAATATGGGGCGGCATCGCGTTGAGGAAATCAAGGAAGAGAAAGAATGGACCATGTGGCAGGCCGAACAGCTTAAAAGCCTTAGAGCCTATCGGCAGGATAATAAGGAGAAGTATTCCGGAAGATTCTTAGCTATCAATGAAAAGATAGAAGAAGCTATCCGGAAGTCCTACGCTGCAGGTGGAATGCACGAAGAAGGAAAGATACTTCGTGCAGCCAAGAAGGGCGCAAAGCTCAGGCAGTCCATGAACCCCTTAACCGGCAGATTCTTCCAGCTTAACAAAGAAAAGTTAGAGGCTTTAATCAAAGCTACTAAAGCCGACATGACAAAAGCAGAAACCGCAATACTTCGTATGGCCGACGATCAGTATCGTAAGGTCATTTTTAATGCACAGGTTTATGCAAACAGCGGTGCAGGTACTTACGAGCAAGCTGTAGACATGGCAACTAAGAGTATGCTGTCCAGCGGCCTTAATTGCGTAGAGTATAAGAACGGTGCCAGGCATACGCTTCCAAACTACGCAAGAATGGCTGTGAGGACTGCAAATAAGAGAGCCTATCTTAGCGGAGAAGGGGAGAAGAGAAGGAAGTGGGGCATTACTACGGTAATACTGGCAAAGCGTGGCAATCCTTGCCCGAAGTGTGCTCCATTTGTTGGAAAAGTCTTTATAGACGATGTTTGGTCGGGAGGAGGTAAAAATGATGGTAATTATCCACTTCTATCCAGCGCGATAGGGGCGGGTCTTTACCATCCGTGACGAACTGCAAAGATAGCCACACTACTTACTTTCCGGAGCTCCATGCCGGAGAGGAGAAGTGGACTAAAGAAGAGCTCGAGGAGGTGGCAGAAGACTATAACCGAGAGCAAAAGGAAAAGCGGATTGAACATCAAGTATCGAAGTTTGAAAGGCTGTCCAAGTTCTCGCTGGATCCGGAGAATAAGAAGCAGTACGATTTAAGAGCACGGCTCTTAAAGAAACACGTATTTTTCAAGACTGGTAACATGTCCTTAGAAGAATATGCAGACTATAAACGATATGTTGCGTCGTTCAATGCGGTCTCTCCTGAAAGAGCTGTAGAGGTACTTAGGAAGGATGCAGAAGCCTGGATTGAAAGCTTATCAGAGCCTCAAAAGCAGTCGATAAGAAAGTACAGCTATAATCCGGGCGACGCAAAGCCAAACCGGTTTTATGAGCGCCTGAATGCGTTACTTAGAAACGGAGAGATAGATAAAAATCCAAGAATGAAAGAGCACGCTGATCGAATGTCAGAAGGAATAGCTAAGTTTAAACTGACACACAATGTTGTAACATACAGAGGAAGCAACTTTGATTTTAGTATGGGTGCAAAAGTTGGTGAATTTTTTACTTCAAAGCAATTTATAAGCACGTCTGTACGCAGAAAAGGAATCATCAAAGGAGGATACGATTATAAGCTGTATGTGTCCAAAGGTAGTAAGGCGGCGTACATAGAATCTCTAAGTCATTTCCCTAATCAGAGAGAACTATTGATTGACAAAGGAGTTCTTTTTAAAGTATTATCGAGACATGGAAATTTAATCGATTTGGAGGTGGTAACATGACGAATAAGGAGTATAAAAGGCTTCTTGCTGAAAGGTATAAATCTTGGCAAGAAGAGAAAATCGGGGTTCATATTCTCACCAAGGAAGAAGTTGAAGAGCTCAAAAAGAAAGGCATCATAAAAGAAAACTAATCTACCACCGGTCTTCGGTGGTATTTTGTTGCTTAAAAAGGAGCAGCTATGGAGCAATTCAAACAGATTTACAGGATTCTGTCTATCCTACATAAGGCTATGGACTTGGAAGAATGGGACAGTAAGCTGCTTTCTCCGGAGTCACTGGGAATCAGTCTTCCTATGTGGTCGAGGCTTATGGCCATGCTCCTGAAAGAAGGATACATCACGGGCGGGGAAGCCTGGGAGTCCTTCGATGTAAGCTATCCAAAAGTTAAGCTTACACGGCCTGAGATTACACTTAAAGGCTTAGAGTATCTGGAAGAGAACAGCCTCATGAAGAAAGCCGAAGAAATGCTGAAAGAGGTTATTCACATCGTAAAATAGGAGGAAGCTATGAAGAAAGAAAAGCTATGGGACAGCTGGGAAGATTTTTCTTGGTTCTCAAAGCTGGCATTTATCCTGTCTATCCTGGCATTAATAGGCGTAGTAACGCACTAATCTCACTACGGTAGGCGCCCAAAAGGGCGATTATTGAGATAATTAGGGCGATTAAGTCAATCCATTTGTCCAGTAAGTATCTTTTAAGCGCTATGGAATTAAAGGCTCTAAAGTGCCGCCCTTTGTGAGTGAGGACTGCCGAAAGAAAGGCTTGGTTTTCACCTATTCGGGTGATACGGACATAGCCTTCTTGTTCAAGGTAATCAAGGCAGGATAAGAAAGAATCCCAACTTAGAAAGTCGGGAGGATTTAGCTGCTTATTTACATCGAAAGTAAAATCGGGAAGATTGTAGAGGTAGTGAAGTACCTTCTTAGAAGTAGAATCTATCATGCGTTTTCTCCTTTTTTCTTTCATCATATCATGCTTTAAAGCACTGTCCATAGGGCGGTGCTTTTTATATTGCCCGAAGGCGTAAAACTACGAGGAGACACCTTGCAAAAACAGGGAAACTATACTGTGAGACACACATAAAACTGGAGGAGAATATGGAAAACAATGCACAGGGTCAAGACACCCAACAAGGAACACAGCAGCCTAATAATCAGCAGGCCAGTCCACAAGGAACGCCTCAGAATCAGAACGGACAGAGTATGCCAGGGATTGATTATGACAAGCTTGCACAGATTATCGAGGGAAGAACTAAGGCGGCAGAGGAATCAGCTATGAAAGGCTATTTCAAACAGCAAGGTCTTACTCAGGAAGAGGTAGAAAAGGCAATTAACGCCTTTAAAGAGGAAAAGGCAAAGAACACGCCTGACCTAGCTACCTTACAGAGTGGTCTTACAGCTGCACAGGAAGAGGCTAAGCGGGCAAAGCTTGAGCAGTTTGCTACTATGCAAGCGGTAAGCTTAGGGCTGGATGCTAAGACCATTCCCTACGTCTTAAAGATGGCAGATTTTACTGCATTAGACGGAAAGGAACTTAAGGAAGAGGATGTTAAGAAGGCGCTGAATAAGGTGCTTGAGGATATCCCACAGCTTAAGGCTTCTAATACCAAGGCTACAGGGTTCCAAGCCGTAGGTGCAAACGGCGGTAGCAAAAATGAAAATGAATCGGAGGCGCTAAAGAAAGCCTTCGGACTAAGTTAATCCTAAATAGGAGAAAGGAAATTTAATTATGGCAGTATATCAGTACGCAGAACAGTTTACACAGTTTTTGGCACAGAAGTATGAGAAGGAGCTTTGCTCTGATGCATTAATGCACAGTAATCCGCAGATTACCTTCCTTAATGCGCAGACTATCAAGCTTCCTCGCCTTACTTTGTCCGGCTATAAGGACCACACAAGAACCGCAGGCTTCAATGCCGGCACTATCTCTAATGACTGGGAGCCTAAGAAGCTTGCCCACGATAGGGATATTGAGTTCTTCGTAGATCCTATGGATATCGATGAGACAAACCTTGCGTTGTCCGTTGCAAATATTCAGAACACTTTCGAGACAGAGCAGGCAATCCCTGAGAAGGACTGCTACAACTTCTCTAAGCTGCACACAGAGCTTACTACCTTACACGGCAGAATCGACGGCACTACCGTTCTTACCGCGCAGAATATCCTGGCTGTCTTTGATGAGGAGATGTCCAAGATGGACGATGCAGGAGTGCCTGTAGATGGAAGAATCCTCTATGTTACTCCGGCAGTAAATAAGTTGTTAAAGGAAGCGGACGGTATTCAGAGAATGATTACTGTAAACGGCTCCAACGCGGTAAACAGAAACGTCCATTCCTTGGATGATGTAACTATCAAGATGGTTCAGTCCGGACGCATGAAGACCAAGTACAACTTCACTAACGGATGTGTGGCCGCTGCCGATGCAGATCAGATTAACTTCATTCTGGTTCATCCTTCTTGCGTAGTGGCAAGAGACAAGTACGCTTACATTTCTCTTTTCACTCCGGGAACTGATTCCAGAACCGCAGACGGATACCTTTACCAGAACAGAAACTACTGGGATCTCTTCTTGATTGAGAGAAAGGTTGCAGGCTGCGCTATGCACGTAACTAAGCACTAAGGAGGTGGAAAGTGAGAGCAGTAAAAGAAAACAAAGAGTACACCATTGAGGAATCTCAGAAGGGATTCTATCTTGGACAGGGATTTGACATTTACGACGATGCTGGAGACCTTGTAGAGGCAGGAGCCGGTAAGACTGTGTCCTATGATGAGTATGCAGCGCTTCAGGAGAAGCTGGAAGCACTTGAAGCAGAACTGCAGAAAGTCCAGTCCCAAGGAAAAGGAAAGAATAAAGGGGTTGAAACCGTAGAGGACGGAGGTAACTAAGATGATTCCTTACCTGGATAAAACAAAGTTTATTGAGAGGTACGGTACAGGCGTTCCGGAGGACAAGATAGACGAACTTTTAAACAGGGCAAGTAGGGACATCGATACTTTAAGCTATAACCGCATTCGTGGAATTGGGTTTGGGCATCTCACTGACTTTCAAAAAGAGATTATCGAAGAGGTAGCTGGAGAGCTCGCCCTTTTCAAACACGACAACGCGGAATTTTTAGAATCGCCGCTAAGCGAGTATAGCCTTAACGGAGCAAGCGTGAAATTATCTTCCAGCGAGAAGGTGATGGTAGAAAAGGGGGTGACAATCAGTCGCTCCCTTTACGCTTTGCTCTGTCAAACAGGGCTGTGCTGTAAGGCGATATAGGAGGAAGTATGAAGTATCCTTGTTTAGTTCCCAAAAGCCTTTGTAAGGTTCCTATCGAGGTGCATTTGACCAGTGAAGGGATAACGGAAGACGGAGAGCCGGAACGCTCTCTTGATTTAAGCCTTCTTTGCAATTTCCAAGACAGCGTAAAAACCATTTTCACGGAAGAAAAGAAGCTTGTGGAGTGTACCGGAACGGCTTACTTCCCGGGAGACATTGCAGAGAGCTTCCCCAGCCTATCCGGAGGAACTGTAACGGTCTTTTCCGAGGAAAGAGAAATCGTTCACGGCATGAAGGCAAGAAATCCTGACGGGACAGTGAATTATTGCAAGCTGGAGGTGAAGTAATGAAGGCTACAAGCACGGTAAAAATGAACTTTCCGAGGATACAACAGCTTTCTAAGGCGGCAGTAACTGCCCTTGCCATGACGGGAGAGACAGTGCATAGCGACGTAGTGCAGAGCCAAGTAGTACCCTTTAAAACCGGTAATTTGCAGAATGAATCTGCCTTTGTAGATGATTCTGATGCAGATAGAGGCGTGGTAAGACTTGTACACTCTACGCCATACGCAAGAAGGCTTTACTATCATCCGGAGTTCAACTTCGATACATCCGAGAACCCCAATGCTAAAGGGCAATGGTTCGAGGACTGGGAGAAGGGCGGAGAGAAGGAAGACTTTGCAAAGAATGCCTTCATGAAGTTTTACAAGGAGAGGGGGGATGTTTAGTGCTACCGCTGAAAGTAATTCAGCAGCTGATTAAGGAAAGCGACCTTTTTAAGCAGGTTTATATTGGAAAACTGGATAACAAGAAGGAGAAATCCCTTGGAATCTATCACAGGAAGTCCAGCGGTACGCCTATCAAGGCCTTAGGGGGCTTAGAGCATACAAGCTACGGCATTTCTCCAATATCCTTGTTAATCCATTGGAATAAAAGCTTTGTGGAAACGGAAGACGCAGCCATAAAGCTTTTTCAATTTTTACAGTCGAAAGACAAAGAATTTCAGATAGGTGATACCGTGGTTCGCTACCTATCCTTGGCAGTACCAGAACCACAAGATGTAGGAACTGACGATAGCGGCGTCTATGAGTTCGTTATCTGGATTGATGTGATTTATGAAAGGAAATGATTATGAGCGAAGTAGCAGGAAAAGTATATCCGGTACATTCTAATCAGTTTAAGTTCGGCCTTAAGGGCATGGACAGTAAGCCCCAGGACATGGCAACACCAAAAGACCTTGAAAACTTTGCGCCTACCATCGACGGTACCGTAGAGAACTGGTTTGCGATGGATGCGGAAGGCTGGTCTAAGGCGGCTATGACCGGTAAGAAGATGTCCTTTAAGTTTAAAGGAAAAAGATGTGTAGGAGACAAGGCAAACGACTATATCGCAGACCTTGCTTGGAAGTTTGGACCCGACGTAATGACACAGTTTGAGTGGACTATGGTATCCGGCGCAAAGCTTACATGCCCTGTAGTTATCAACGTAACCACTCCTGGCGGTGGAGATACTACCGGAAT